CAATATTGCAGATACCCGCATTTCAAAGGTTTGGGGTACTCTAGGGGGTATGCCAAATCCTGCGAAGCCGATTGAAATGAAACGCAAGCTAGGAAATCCTGGTAAACGTGCGATGCCTGGAGAGGGTGCGTTGATGCAGATTGAAGGTGGATACAGGGAACCGTTGCGGCCGTTAGGTGAGGCTGGGGCGCAACTTTGGTCTGAGGTGTTTGAGGCTGGCGGTTTGTGGGTGAGTTCTCGCACTGATACTCAGTTGCTGCAAATGGTTTGTGAGCTTTTGGATAGACGCGAGATTCTACGAAAAGAATTTTTAGCTGATCCAACTGAGCGCAAGATAAACATGTCTTTGCTGGAGACGGAGAAGCTTATTCAGACCTCATTAGGTTTATTAGGCTTCACGCCTTCAGATCGATCACGTTTAGGTTTGGCTGAGGTGAAGACTCAATCGAAACTTGAGGAACTCATGCAACGTAAGGCGAACGCGAACAGGGTTGAGGATGGCGGATAGCAGTTGGCCTCCAAGATGGCTTACTGCTGTCCCCGTTGATGCGCTTGAGCGCGGTCAAGCTAGTGAGCCTGTAATAGATTTCGCTGAAGCTTTCGGGATTATCACGAAGGATACGGTTGCAGGAAAGTCGGGCGAACCGTTAGTGCTGCGGGATTGGCAAAAGTCACTTTTAGAACATATGTTCGCTAGGGAAGATGGCGGTTTTCGTCATCAATCACAACTCATTTTGATGCCGAGAAAAAATGGTAAAAGTGCCCTGGGTTCTGTTATTGGTTTATATGGATTGGTGTTGGGTTCTGCCGGTGGGGAGGTTTATAGTGTGGCAGCTGAGAAAGAGCAGGCTCGGATTGTGTTTGCGGATGCTAAGAGAATGATTGAGGCAAGCGCTGAGCTTACTGCTATCACGAAGCTTTACCGAGATGCGATTGAGCTGCCTAAGTTGAATTCTGTTTATCGTGTGATGTCTGCTGAGGCTTATTCGAAAGAGGGCTTGTCTCCTACGATGACTGTGTTTGATGAGTTGCACGCTCAGAAAAATCGCGATCTTTACGACACTTTTTCTTTGGCTATGGGTGCGCGGGGGAAGCTAGCGACACTGATAGCGATTTCAACTGCTGGGGTGAAGATGGATTCCACAGGTCGCGATTCGATTTGCTACAGTCTTTATCAGTATGGGCAGAAGGTCGCTCGCGGTGAAATAAATGACCCAACTTTTTTCATGGCTGCGTGGGAAGCGCCAGAGGAACTTGATCACCGTGACCCTGCAACATGGGCGATAGCTAACCCTGGATTCAATGACCTCAACGCTGAAAGCGATTTCGAGAGTGCCGTGAAACGTACACCGGAAGCAGAGTTTAGAACTAAACGATGTAATCAGTGGGTGTCCTCTCAAACTTCGTGGCTTCCAACGGGGACATGGGAGGCGTGCCAGCAACCGTTTGAGATTTCACCTGATGATGAGATAGTGCTTGGTTTTGACGGTTCGTTCTCTGGAGATGCCTCGGTCATTGTGGGTGCGATTGTTCCAAAAGATGATGAACCGGTGAAAGTTTTTCTTGTCAAGGCGTGGGAGAAAGATGTCACTATCCATGATGATGACTGGAGGGTTGATATTGCTGAGGTAGAGCAAACCGTGTTGGATTTCTGTCAAGCTCACCCGAAAGTCCGTGAGGTTGCGTGCGACCCTTTCCGCTGGCAGCGTTCCATGCAGGTTTTGGAAGATAGGGGTGTGCCTATCGTGGAATATCCGAGCACTTCAGCTCGGCGTATGGTTCCAGCTTGTTCGAAAGTTTTTGATGTGGTCACTGAGTCACGTCTTATCCATGACGGAAATCCGATTCTTGCTAGGCACTTGAGCAATGCGGTAACTAAGATTGACAACATGGGGCCACGCATTGTGAAAGACTCAAGGAATAGCCCTAGAAAGATAGATGCGGCGGTTGCGATGGTGATTGCTGTAGACCGCGCACTAACAGGCGCTAAACTAGACCCAGTGCCAGAATTTTTTGGATAGGTGATTTATGAGTTCAGTTCTTCAGATTGTTGGTGCAGCAACTTTGATTGCAGGCGTAACTCTCATTTCAATTCCTGCTGGAATAATTATGGGTGGCGCTGTTTTGATTTTACTCGGTTTAGCTTTGGGGAAATAATTGGTATTCAACAGACTTTGGGAAGATAGGGCCATCTCGTTTCAGACAATCTTTGAGTCTGGCGATGATATCGGTGTCGGAAATCAATCTGGCACAAGAATTGATGAAGATAACGCGCTAACGATTGCCGCGTTACATTCGGCAGTGTCTTTGATAGCGGACACTGTTTCGACTCTGCCAGTTGATGTTTTCATCCGTGACGATGGGAACCGTAGGCCGTTTAGACCGAAACCAACGTGGGTTGGTCAGCCCGACATGAACTTCAATGGGCATTCCGTGTTCTATAACAGTCTTCTAGTTTCGATGCTGATTGACGGCAACGGTTTCATTAGAGTTTTCAGTAATCGGCGCGGTGAGGTTATCAACCTAGTCGTTCTCAATCCTTCTCATGTTGAGATAAAACGGAACGCTGAGGGTGCGCTAATTTTCACAGTGCAGGGTGAAGATAGGCCACTCACTTCAGAGCAGGTTATTTATATCCCTGACCTTCTACGCCCTGGAACTGTTCGTGGCGTGTCGCGTGTGGTTGCTTTGCGTGAGAACCTGGGTCTATCTAAAGCGCTTGAGCTGTATGCGGCTACGTTTTTCGGACAAGGTACAACTTTGCATGGTGTTATCGAATATCCTGGAGCGCTAACTCAAGAGCAGGCAGATTCTTTGCGTTCATCTTTCGACCAGTCACATAAGGGTTGGAGAAAGTCAGGTCGCACAGGTGTTTTGAGTGGTGGTGCTAGTTTCAAAGCAACACAGGCTGACCCTGAGACTTCTCAGGCACTTGAGGCTCGCAGAATGGCAGTGGAAGACATTGCACGGATTTTTCGTATTCCGTCATTCTTGCTGAACCTCCCTGGAACTAACACTTATTCGAGCGTGGAACAGAACATGCTCGGATTCGTCACACACACTTTGCGACCTTATGTGACCAAGATTGAAGATGCGATGAGTTCTTTGATGTCGCGTTATCCTGGAGGCTCTGAAGCGTTTATCAAATTCAACATGAACGGGTTACTCAGGGCAGATATTCAAAGCCGATTCAGTGCATATTCGACAGGTCTGCAATCTGGATTCTTAGCAATCAATGATGTTAGGCGTTTGGAAGATTTGGCTCCCCAAGAGGGCGATGCCGCGAGTGCGGTTCGTGTACCGTTAGCTAACGTCAATCTGTCGGAGTCTGGAGTAAAAGCGCAGCGAGAGAAGATTCAAATGGTGCGTGACCTTGTATTCGCTGGATTTGACCCTGCTGAGGCGATGGAGATGATTGGACTGCCTGCGATTGGTCACACTGGTCTTCCATCCGTTCAGTTGCAGGGGGTAGCTCAGGTGAACCCTGAAGACCCAGATGCCGCCTATAAAGATGAGGTGACTGAATAGTCATGCCGTATTTTATTACTGATTCGCACCCTGAATGTAGTGGTGTGGCTGTAGTGAAAGAGGATGGTGAACTTTTCGCGTGCCACATGGATGAAGATTCAGCGGTGGCGCAAATGGTCGCGGTGAGTTTAGCTGAGGGCATTGAACCTGGCGGTATGTATGAAGGCCCAGAGATGCGTGTAGCGCTTGCAGAGGACAAGTTTACGACTGAGGCTGAGGCGGTTGCTAGGGCTAAGGTGATTGGCTGCGCCGGTTTTCACACGATGACAGATGACGGTGAAACGATTTACATGCCGTGCGATTCTCACGCTGCCTATGAGGCAATCGTGGGAGGGTCAGGTTATCGGCAAGAATCAGAGCCCGCACCACCCGAAGACCAGATTGAGGGTTCTCAGGTCAATGAACCTGGCTCGGCTAGTGGGCCTGGAGGCGATATCAAGCTAAGTGAAGCTACACAAACGGCTTTGCGCAATAAAGTTCGTGACCATAATGACCAAATGGCTGAAGATGACAAACCTGATTACACTCGCACCACTTACGGGCAACTTGCGGCGGTTTATCGGCGTGGGTCAGGTGCATATTCGACTTCTCACCGGCCTGGAGTTTCTCGTGCCGCTTGGTCGATGGCACGAGTGAATGCTTTTCTATATTTACTGCGAAATGGTAGGCCAGAAAATGCAGCGTATATCTCAGATAACGATTTGCTGCCAGAGGGTCATCCGAAAAGTACACGCTCAGAAGATTTGGATGCAGAGACTAGACAGGTTGATTTGACACCGCCAGCTTATATGCGTGCAAGCGCTCGGAGAGGCCTTGAGTGGCATTCTGAGGGACTTTCTGGGCCTGGGCTACAAGATAGTACCGTCAGAGAGGCTAGGGCTTTAGCGAGAGGCTCAGTAACTGCCGAAAAATGGGTTAGGATTCGAGCTTTCCTTGCTCGCCACATGGTGGACTTTGACGCGCCTGCCGCTTCAGTTGATCATGAAGACTTCCCTTCTCCTGGAGTTGTCGCAATCTCTTTGTGGGGTGGTGGCACTACAAAACGTTCAGCTCAACGTGCTATGGATTATGCAGACGGGGTTATTGGTAGAATTGAGAAAGAAAATGAGGGCAGAGTGAAGGGGCAAGCTTTGAGCAAAATGGAAACTCGCGTGACCGTCACAGATTTTGAGGTACGCGAAGAGGAAGATGGCATGCACCTAACGGGCTATGCTGCAAGATTCAATGAGGCTTCTGAGCCGCTACCGTTCAGGGAGTACATTGCACCTGGCGCTTTCAAGCGTTCTCTACAGTCGCGTAATGATGTCAAACTGCTTTGGAATCACGATAGTTCCATTGTTCTTGGTTCGACTCGTGCAGGCACGTTGAAACTTTCTGAAGATGACCAAGGCTTGAGGGTTTCTGCGACACTTCCAGAGACACAAGCTGGGAAAGATGCGAAGGTTCTGATCAATCGTGGGGATGTAACAGGTTTTTCTTTTGGGTTCACTGTTCCTTCGGGTGGTGATTCTTGGAATGAAGACGGCAGTGAGCGCACTTTGAATGCTGTTCGTCTCATGGAAGTTTCCACAGGGGTAGCCTTCCCTGCATATCCTTCCACCAATGGCACTGCTTTGGTTCGTGGTTTGGATAAGGTCGCAGAGCGTGCTGAAGTGGATGCGGATGCTTTGGCTGATGCGCTTCTCAAAATTGAGAATGGTGAGGACATTAGCACCGATGACCGGCAGCTCATCACTACCGTTTTGGATAAGCTTGCACCACTTGAGAAAGTAGAAGATGTCAAGGGTGATTTGGATATGCTGGCTTTGAAAAAGAAAAAGCTAGAATTGTTGATGGGGCTGTAATGCCACACAAAGATAAGGGCTATGGGAAAGGTGGCAAACGTAAATAATGGCTACTAAAGATCAGATCAAGAAAGCTATTTTGGAGACTGCTGGCAATCCTGTTTCGGGTGCGATTGCTTCACTAGCTGATGAAATGGCTGAAGCGGTTTATGTTTTGGATAATCCTTCTGCTCAGACCTCTCGTAAGGGGAAGCCCAGTAGGGGCACCGTTGAGCAGGCAGAAAAAGAAACTCGTATCATGGAAGCTGTTGAGCAGCGCTAAAGAGTTCCCCCCCCTGTCTTTTCATTCCTTTTCGGGCAGGGGGGGTTTTCTTTATACGTGGTTTTCTACAGTCTCAAAGTTGCAGTCGTTGAAAATGTCTTCACTTTCGTCTTTGCATGAGCAGTATCCTAAAACTTCGATCATTTCTTGATGACTTTTAGGTGCATCCCACTGCTTGACAATTCGTAATTTGCCCTGGCTTGATATAAGTTCCTCGCCCCAACCTTGTTCCTCTATTGAGGTCAGAGAAAAAATCAGATTTGGGAACTGTTCAGACATGGCCTTCAGGACTGGGAAAGGGGCGCTCCAAGGGGTGACGAAGGTGTAATTCACATATCCGTTGCCCTTGCGTAGTACCTTGACTTCCATAGCATCCCATTTGCATCCCCATGCCATTGCTTGCGAGTCTTCATGAGATGCAACCGGCTGGACAAAGTTGCCGAAAGATAAGATTCCTGAGTTGCGACCAGGTTGTTCAGCTGCTTTGTGAATGAAAGCTTGGATGTCTGCTTCACTTCCCGATATTGATAGATTGTTGTTCATCCAGTTTGGCATTTTTATTCCTTTTCGTTGTTGTGATGTTTCTAATTTATGCCTTATGCCCAAACATTCCAACGGTCTTTGGGAAGTTCGATGCCGTATTCATTGGCCAGCTCACGAGCAATAGAGTCCTGATCCTGCTGAGCCTCAATGAGATACGTAATCCGAGAGTCCAACCATTTCTGCTCTTGTTCGTTTTGAATAATTTCTGCAAGCGTGTCACATACATATTGGAGTTTGTCAGTAATTTTTATCATTTTGGTTTCCTTTCGTTGTTGTTATATCTCTAGTGTATAGCACTTTACACAATAACACAACTCTAAACACAAACTTTTGTAAAGTTTTTTCTGAAAGTAAGTAGACACTAACCCGATACAATGGGCATACCGGATTTGTGCGTTACCGCTGCTGGTAGCTGTTGAGCGTTACCGCCATAGCGAATAAAACATTCAAACTATTTGGAGGACTAAATGTCTGAGTTCATCAAGACTCAGCAGGAGGCTCGTGCCAATCTCACTATGCAGATCCGTGAAGTAATTGACGGAGCTGAGAGTGAGGGTCGTGGACTTGACTCTGCTGAGCTAGAAAAGATTGACCGCATTGAAGCTGACATCCGCAGGGCTGACGAAGCTCTGGAGGTTGCCCAGCGCAATGCTGAAAGAGCCGCTGAGGTAGCTGAGGCTTCTCGCGGTGTTGAGGTTGTTGAGGATTCACGCAGTTCTGCTGACGTATTCCGCAACCTCCGTGATGGCGAAATTCGCTCTCACACATTCAACCCAAGCCTTGAGAAGCGTGCAACCCTGACCGGAGGAACTAACACTGTACCTGTTGATTTCCTCGATGAGGTGTTCATGATTGCTCGTGCCGTTGGGCCCATGTTAGACGTTTCTGATGTTATTCAGAGAGAGTCTGGCGCTGACCTTCGCATCCCACGGATGACCGCTTATTCGACTGCCGCGACAGTGGCTGAGGGTGGGTCGATTTCGGATAGCGAACCGACCTTTGCTTCGCTTCTGCTGACACCGTTCAAGCAGGCGTTCATCGTGAAAATTGCAAACGAGCTGATTGACGATGCTGGATTCAACATTGAATCGGTTATCGCTGAGCAGGCTGGTAACGCAATCGGGTTCCAGGTCAACGACCTCGCCACCACGGGAGACGGAAGCAGTAAACCAGAGGGCCTAGTGCCCCAGACGCAGGCGGGGGTCACAGCGGCTTCGGCTAGTGCTATCACAGCAGACGAGCTAATCGAGCTGGCTTACAGCACCGATGGCGCAGTTCGCCGTCTACCTGGCGTTGGATACATGGCAAATGGCTCGACCATTGCTGCTATCCGCAAGCTGAAGGACACCGCTGGTAACTTCATCTTCGATCCACAGGTTGGCGGCCCAGACCGGCTCCTCGGTTATGACGTAATTGAGAACCCTGCTATGGATTCAATCGCTACTGCTAAGAAGACTGTTCTGTTTGGACACTTCCCAAGCTACAAGATTGTGACCACCGGATTGCAGGTTGCAACTTCTGTTGATGCCTTCTTCGAGAATGACATCACCGCTTACCGTTTCGTTTACCGTTTCGATGGCAAACTGACGCACGGCGGCCACGTCAAGCACTTGGTACAGGCGTAAGCCTTAGCAAGTCAAAGAGAAACCCCCTACCTCATACGAGGTGGGGGGTTTTCTCTATGTTCCAATACATTTCAAGATAAGAGAAAATGTAGAAATGGAAATCGGTATTTGGTAGTAAGCGAGTTAGCAACCGTTCCCGATCATTGATTCTCTCGATTGTGTCGATGATTTTGGCCCAACGATATTCCAGTTCTTGATTCAGTCGATCAGTACCGTCTCCAGACCACGGGGTTGTGTAATCGGCTCCCTTGCGCCAGTCACCACAAGCCATGAGTGCCGCCATACCGTGGCAAACGTGTTTGAGTGAACATTCGTCTCGATCCCCTAACCTCCAAATCGCGTTGAGTTGTTGGTTGAGACGATGCACGTTTTGTTGGTCAGTGCGTTTTGTCAGGTCGCATTTTGTTTCTGTCATTTCATTCCCTTTCGTTGCTACTGCTATTGTAAACCACTTGACAGAATAACACAACTCCAAACACAAACATTTTTTCAAATCAAATACACGCTGAGCGGTAGACTAGATACCGGAGGATTTCATGACAATAACTAACGGCTATGCGCCACTCGCAGACGTAAAAGCTGCACTGAGAATCACCGACAACGTGGATGATGGGTTGCTTGAGATAAGTATCGAAGCGGCGTCACGTGAGATTGACGGGTTCTGTGAACGTTTTTTCTATTCTGAAAGTGGGACACGGGTTTACCTGCCCACCGATGGGTTTCTATGCCACACTGACGATATTCAAACGGTCACGACACTAAAGACAGACACAACAGGCGATGGAACCTTTGATCGCACGTTTGCCACTACTGATTTCCAACTGTCTCCCTTGAATGGTATCTCTGGCGGTATAGAGACACCTTTCAACCTGATTACTGCTGTGGGGCGTTTCCTGTTTCCTGTCTATGAGCCGAAAAATGTTGATGCTCGTCAGGCTTCAGTGCAAGTTGTTGGTACGTTTGGGTTTGCTTCTATCCCTACGGCGGTGAAACAGGCGTGCATAATCCTGTCCATGAGGCAGTTTACGAGGTATCAGAGCCCCCAGGGGGTCATGGGATTTGGGGACTTAGGTGTTATGAGGGTTGGAAGGGTTGATCCTGATGTTGAGAAACTTCTCATGCCATTCCGTAGAATGAGAATCGCGTGAGTATTAGCACAATTCGTGACGGGTTAGCAACAAACCTTGCAACCATTTCAGGGCTTAGAACTAAAGCTGATATTCCTGACCTGCCTTCACCACCTGTTGCAGTGGTATCCCTCAATAATGTTTCGTACGACCAATCTTTCAAACAAGGTTTGGCACTGTATAACTTCACAGTGACTGTGATAGTGGGGCGTGTTTCAGCGCGTTCAGCACAGGACAAATTGAATGCTTATGCTTCCACAGGTGCTGGTGGAATCAAGAATGCCCTTGAGTCAGATAAGACTCTGGGGGGTGCGGCGTTTGACGTCAGGATGCAGGAGCTCACCAACATTGGTGCGATAACATTAGGAGAACAACAATACTTGGCAGCTGAGTTTTCGGTTGTCGTTTACGCAAGTTAGGAGACAATTGTGGCGGTTTTCGCAGCTACAGATTTCAACATTACTATTGGGGGAGCTGATTTTAGTGGGAGCCTCGCTGCGGTCACACTGGACATCAGTAGGGAAACACTCGAAACCACTGCCTTTGGCGATGCAGCTCGCACCTATGTTGCTGGGCTTCAGGATGCAACCCTCACCCTTTCGTTCCATCAAGACTTCGCCGCTTCCTCGGTGGATTCAACATTGCACACCGCGTTAGGTTCAGAGGTTGCTGTGGTCATCAAACCAACTTCAGCAGCGGTTGGGAGCACAAATCCGACAT